GCTAACATCATCATGAGGAACAACAAAGTGGTCACCAATCTGTGGTCTAACAAGACCACCAAGATGAGACACACGTTCTGCAAAAAATTGGTTAACATAAGAAACATTCTCAGACGGAACCTCCATAACGCCATCATCCGAATAAATGACTTTACCAAAATCGTCAAAGGGGATGGGTGCATCAGACATAGCATACCTAGCTTGATATTCGTGGGCAATACCATTACCAGAGGCAGTTGTCAAACAACCGCTCTTTTGGTCTCCAGGGTGTCGCAAACCTAAAAAGCTAAGGCAGCCTTTGCCATCAACATAATGAAAAATAACAGAACGGGGAACAGTCATCAAACAAAGCTCTGCTATAGCTAGGTGCCTCTGGCCTTTTTCATCCATAGGGAGATCAAGGGAAGAGACACGTAGCTTAGCATGCTCTTTATGCAAAATATTGTTGAACCTCGAATCAAATTGGCTGTAATCATAAGCATTAAATAACTCACAACCAAGCTGGGATAACTTGGCATGCAGTTGGTGCCATCCCCCACGAAAGGGGTTGACTCCCAGAGCAGTAGCAAACCTTGGGTTAAGGGCTTGAGGGTAAATACACTCATTCATACTTTCAAAATAGATTTTCTGGTACAAAAGCATCGTAAAATCACAACTAGAAATTCCACGGCTCTCACGAGCGCGGATTTTCTTTTCAGGACGAAGCTCGGACTTCATGAAAATGGAATAAGCGTGGCAACGTTCATTTTCCAACAAATAGTCGGGGAACTTGACACACCAATCCAAGAACATGTCGAGCCAAGGGGAATTAAGAAGATCACGCTTAGTAATAATACCAGGAAGCAGGTTCCAAGGAAAACCACAAGAGGATCCAAGATCACAAGTCAAAATAGCTTCTTCAAAAGAACGCGGAGGTTGCAAGCCAAATATGGTATGATAATCAAAATTTGTATCACGAACAGCATCTGCGAACTTCTGATAATCAAAAGAAACATCAACAGGATTGACAAACAACTGCTTATTAAGCATTTTCATGTAAGTGGAAGGAGTTTGCAATGCAGGAGCATAGAATGCTCTCTGCTCACAAGCATCAAACAAAGCATCTGAAACGTAGGGAGACTGAATAAAGTTCTTAGGAAAATTTTGCAAGACTGGAACACGATACCTATGGACCATGTCATCAGTTTCCAAAACGGGCTCCAATTTAGCAATAAAAAGGACCTCATTAATCAGTTCGAGATATTTCGGATGTAAGGCCTCCCTCACGAGAGGCCTAACTAGTTTAAATGCTCTTTCAAAATGGTGTTATCACCACCCTTAACGCTCAAAACAGTGTAAGCCAAGTCAGCCACAACGCGAATGGTTATGCCGGAATTAGTATGACCAGCAGTACCAGAACGGTTGTGGATAGCTACAGGAAAGGGAACAAACCTCTCAGGATCCCAGGCCCAAACCGGAAGACCACAAAAACCAGGTTGTGTGCAACAGGTATAAACAACAATCGCGTCATGGAGACTGACTGTGGTACCAGTGCAAAGGGCAGGGCTGACTTTAATGGTATTACCATCAAAGGGACCCTCAAACCCGGGATTAAAAATGGCAACGGGGATGACCTCCTGAAACTTACTGAGCTTTGACATAGATTTCTCAACATCAGCAAGCTTGTAAAATTTCTTCCCAAGAGAAACAAACATGCTCATCTCTTTGGGGGTTACAGGAAACAAGACGACGTCATTAGCACAACCGCTATTAATAGAGGGGTGCTTAACAATGTCATTATACCTAAACCTCTCCGAACTATGCGTAAAAGAGAGAACATATGACCCTGCAAAAACTTGCAACTCAAAATCACCGAGTTGTTCAGGATCAGCAGACAACAAGTGCTTCGGGACAGCAAAAAAATGTTCGTTACCAACACCAATATTGAAGGTGAAAGCACGATCACACTTTCCTTCAACCACTGAAACAACAGGGCAAGAATAAGCGTTGAGATCACCGGTTTTATACCAATCCGGTTGTTTCGTAAAAGACTCAACGGGACCATGGGTTTTAACCACGGGATCAGCTTTAAAGTTGCCAATTTCCGAGTCATCAGGAAGCAAGAGTGTATCATAATCTGCTAACGTAGCCGGTCTAAAAGGGACTTTGCGCTTCCTACAAAGAGCATTGCGATCACAGTTGACAAGGCCTGGACTCAATGGGAGGCCGCAAATGCAGACACCATATTCGCCAGAAGCCCCAAAAGACTCAACATTGTAAATGTTCTTGACAGTGCTTATTGAAAACTTGTTAAGAAACTCTTGGCTTGAGCCAAAC